GTGCATTATACCCCCGCCCTGGGCATCAGTTGTTAGAAATAGACTATTCCGGTTTGGAAGTCCGTATTGCTGCCTGTTATCACAAAGACCCTACAATGTTAGAGTATATAAGGAATCCTAAGAGTGATATGCATGGTGACATGGCTAAGCAAATATTCCTACTCAATGATTTCAATAAGGAAACCCATGGTGTGTTGAGACAGGCAGCAAAGAACGGATTTGTCTTTCCAGAGTTCTATGGAGATTATTACAAGAACTGTGCAATAAACATGGCTTGTAATTGGGGCAGGTTATCAAGAGGTGCTTGGAATAAAGGTGAGGGAATTCAAATAGGGAATACCAGTCTTTCTAATCTACTTATTCATAAGGGAATTAAATCACTTAATTCTTTTGAGGAACACGTCAAGAGGATTGAAAAGGATTTCTGGGGTCGTAGGTTTCCAAAGTATGCTAAGTGGAAAGAGGAGTGGTGGGCTAATTACAAAGAGAAAGGATATATTGAATTACATACAGGTTTCATATGTAGTGGAGTCATGAGGAAGAATGACTGTATTAATTACCCAGTTCAGGGAGCCGCTTTCCATTGTTTGTTATGGTCATTTATCCAGCTTGATAAGTATCTGACCGGGGAACGTTTGGACACCAGACTTATCGGACAAATTCATGACTCCATTTTACTTGACGTTCATCCAAAGGAGTTAGATTATGTAACAGAAATGGCACATAAGATAACTTGTTTTGAGCTTCCAGAAGTATGGAAGTGGATTATTGTTCCTTTAGATGTTGATGCTGAGTTGGCTCCAATAGATGCCAGCTGGGCTGAAAAGGAGAAATATAAGTTCAAATAAAAATTTGTATAATATTAAGTAGCAAATGAGTTTATATCAAAAATATCGTCCACCGACTCTATACAGAGTGAAAGGCAATGCAGATGTCCTGTCTACCTTGGAAGGCATGCTAAGTGACATTGAAAACTGTCCTCATGCCTTCCTTTTACATGGACCTACTGGTTGTGGTAAAACTACATTGGCAAGAATTATTGCTGATAGATTAGGTTGTAAAGGTTCTGACTTAAAAGAAATTGACTCAGCTCAATTTAGAGGTATTGATACTGCCAGAGACATTAGAAGTCACAGTCAATATAAAGCCATTGAAGGGGAACGTCGTGTATGGATTATTGACGAGTGTCATAAGATGACTAACGACGCCCAGAATGGTTTACTCAAAATACTTGAGGATACTCCAAACCACGTCTACTTTGTATTGTGCACAACTGATCCACAAAAGTTGTTACCCACCATAAGGAGTAGATGTAGTATGTTCCAAGTTAAACCTCTATCCGATGAAGATATGAGGTCTTTACTTCAGAGAATTGTAAGAAAGGAAAGGCAAGAGATTTCTGATGAAGTATATGATATTCTAATTCGTACAGGACAAGGACTTCCTAGAACAACCATACAGGCATTGGAACAAGTATTGAAAGCCAATCCTGAGAAGAGGGAAGAGATAGCCAAACAGGCTGCATTTGAACAGTCTCAGTCTATTGATCTTTGTAGAGCATTAATGAAAAGAGCTTCTTGGAAAGAGATTGGTACAATACTGAATGGTTTAAAAGATCAGGAAGCTGAAGGGATAAGAAGAGTTGTACTTGGCTATTGCCAAGCCGTACTATTGAAAGGGGATGTCATATTGGCAGGTAGAATAATGGAAGAGTTTATTAATCCATTTTACGATAGTGGATTTCCACAATTGGTTTTTGCGTGTTACTCTATAACTAAAGACAAATGACAGAAAAGGACATCGAAAGAAAGTACCAAAGAGAGACAGGTAAATATGTACCTTTCCCACTTGGATTGAGACCTAACGAACGTGAATACGTCAACTGGCTATTAAAATTAATCATCGAAATGGATGATGAAATAACAGAATTGAAACGACCTAAAGAAAGGGATCATTACGCATGAACTACGAAGATGACATAAGAATTGATGAGTCTTCCTTAGACATGGAATGCTTAAATCAAGCCAGTCTAATGATGAAGTACTCAAGGTTACAAGCTAAACTTGAAAAAGAGGAAGATCTTGCAAAAGAAACCTTAGAGCTTGTAAAGGCTGACCTGGACAAAAATATACGATTGAACCCAGAGGTCTATGAAATCGAGAAAGTTACTGAAGGAGCCATCAAAAGTGTAATCCTATCTAATAAAAGATACAAAACAGCAAATCAACGTTATATTGATGCCAAGTATGAAAACAATGTAGCAAAGGGGGCTGTGAAAGCATTTGAGCAAAGAAAGAATATGTTGGAGACCTTATCAAGGTTACACGGACAACAGTACTTTGCAGGTCCAAAGGTAGCAAGAGATTTATCTGACAAAAGAGTTGAATTTGACAAAAGAATTAGTTCAAAAATATCATCCAATTTAAAACGTAGATAACATTAAAAAGAAAGAAAATGGTACAAAAAAGAAAAAGTAGTTTCAGTTTCAAAGGCAAGACATCTGCCAGGGCTGTACGTGATAAGAAGGAAGGTGCCTCATATGGATACTTATCCTTGCCCAAGAATGTCAGTGTATTCAGTCCTGAACCTGGTTCAAGTGTAAAGCTTGATATCATACCGTACATTGTTTCGACTGACAACCATCCGGACAAAAGTGAACGGGACGGTGTGGCTCTTAAAGGTGATCCTTGGTACAGGCTTGTGTATTGGAGGCATGCAGGATTGGGAGCCAATGGTAATGAATCTGCCGTATGTCTTTCCTCGGTAAGAAAGAAATGCCCCATCTGTGAGTACAGGGCCAAGAGGATTAAGCAAGGTGCAGTGAAAGAAGAAACGGACGTTTTGAAACCTTCAAAAAGAGTCCTCTACAATGTCATTCCTATTGGACATGACAAGTTCGAAAAGAAATTGCACATCTTTGACATCAGTTATTTTAACTTCCAAAATCTGTTGGACGATGAACTGAGAGAAAATGATGATTATAGTGTCTTCCCTGATTTGGAAGAAGGCTTAACACTTAAGACTCGATTCGCTTCCAAAACTATAGCAGACGGAAAGCCTTTCCCACAGGCAAGTCGTATTGATTTTCTTGACAGAGAAAAGGCATACAATCCTTCCATTTTGGATAAGGTGGTTAATCTTGATGAAGTTTTACAGATTGAAACGTACAAACAACTTCAAGCAAAACTGTTTGAAATGGATTTGGAAGGACTTGAGGATGACGGGGAGTTGAAAGATATTGATGATGAAGAAGAAGAGGAAGAAACTCCATCACGTCGTAAGGGGAAGAAAGTTGTGGAAGAGGAAGAGGAAGAGGAAGAGGAAGAGGAAGAGGAAGAAGATAAAAAACCAAAAAAGAAATCAAAACCTCTAACCAGAAAACACCCCTCAAAGGAGGATGATGATGAAGAAGAAGAAGAGGAAGAAGATGATGCCTCTCCGAAGAAAAAAGTACAAGGAAAAGATACAAAGAAAAAGTCAAAATGTTCGTATGGGCACACCTTTGGTGAAGACCATGATGAATTTGATGAGTGCGGAGATTGTGAAGTTTGGGATGACTGCTTAGAAGAAAAGGAAGGTTGAAATGGCAATCATTGGATCAAAAAGAAAAGATATGAAGTTTGTAGGGGTTCAAATTCCCCTACAGACTCATAACTATCTTACTCTCCATTGTTTGGCCAACGGTATGTCAAAAGCTCAATTAATCAAAACACTGATTGAGGAATGGTACGCTGAAACTGATAGGGCGGAGAATGTTTTAATTCAAACCATTATAAAGAAAGTAAATAAAGAATGGGGGATAAGAAAGAAAAGGCACCCTAGAGCTTCATTTGTCGAATTCAAATCCTTACTTGTAAACGAACTGATTTGGAAAGGATTATCGGAAGAACAAACATATGCAATTATATCACAAATTGAAGGATAAATGGAAAGAAAGAAAAATGAGGCACTTAGCAAACAAGTTCAAAAGAGGATTTCAAATTCAAAAAACGTCTTCGAAAAAGAAGAGAAGGAAGGTTCTTTCAAGTCGGGAAACATCAGTACTGGGTCTACCTTGCTTGATCTCTGTATATCGGGAGGAAGAGTCTGGGGAGGTGGTTTGCCAAGTGGAATCTTTGTTGAGATATTTGGCCCTGCTGGAAGTGGGAAAACCGTACTCCTGTGTGAAATAGCAGGGGCAATACAACGTAAAGGTGGGAGCGTGATGTTCCATGATCCGGAAGCAAGATTGAATCCTACCTTTGCTAAGATGTTCGGATTAAACATAACTGAAGAGAATTACAAACGTCCAAATATAGTGCCTGAGGTATTCAGAGCAGTTAGAAAGTGGGAACCTGAGGATCCTAATGTAGTCAACGGCATTATGGCTGACAGCTTGGCTGCTTTATCCACTAATATGGAAATGGAAAAGGAAGAAGGGGATAAGATGGGTGGAAGGAGAGCAAAGGAATTCAGTGAGGAACTTCGTAGAACCTGTCGAATACTTGCAGAGAAAAATTATTTAATGGTGGCTTCAAACCAAATACGAGAAAATATGGACGCTGGACCTTACGGACAAAGATACACTGTTCCAGGGGGAAAAGCAATGGAACATTATCCCAGCCTACGTCTCAAGGTTCAAGTCGTAAAAAAGATAAAGGTAGAGAAAACATTCCATGGTAAAACTGTCAATCGAATTATAGGAGTTGAGTCTGAGGTTGAAGTATATAAGAACACCGTATGGAAACCATATCGAAGTGCTCCAGTAACTATTATCTTTGACTACGGTATTGATGACATTCGACAGAATTTACAATTCGTGAAAAACTATTCAAAGAAGAATGTTTACACCTTAGGTAGTGATACCTTAAGTAAAAGCATGGATGAGTCAATTCGTATGGTTGAAGATGATAACATGGAAGACAGACTTCGACAAGAAGTCATAATACTTTGGAATAAAATTGAACGTGAATTTGACAGTAATCGTAAACCAAGAAGACCACAATGATAAAGAGAAGGAGCAATAATAAACTTACCGTATTAACGAATGATCCTTCTCTCACTGCTTGGGGATGGGCCATTGTTCAAGATAGTATTGTCATAGGAACAGGATGTATCAAAACACAACCTGAACAAAAGAAACGTAGAATACGTAAAGGTGATGATACCGTTCGAAGAATAAGCATAATCGTTGAGATTTTATTTGGTTTGATAAAACAATATAATGTCAACTTCGTTTTGTCTGAACTTCCTCATGGAAGTCAAAATGCACAGGCAGCAGTTATGATCGGAGTAGTTACAGGCATCGTCCAAACAATGGTTGAGGTG